ATGCATGCTCCTGAGCGCATTTGTGGTAAAGTATTTGTAGCAAATCGAGCCAGATCAGACAGGTTTCCGCAAACTGCGAAAGCAACTGCTTTGACTGAGGTGATGATGTATGCCAATATACCGATTTTCGGTATGTGGAGTCGCAGGGTGTACATGTTGTGGTCGAAGGAAGAATTGACTATTGACGATGTCAATGAAGAAATGATGAGGAAGCTACGGTTAGACGAGGAACGAGACGTGGTATCTTTGTGGAACGCATACGAACAGTACCTAAAGATCGGAGACATCGCACAGTGCGAGGACGATGATCGCATTGAGTTTGACGACGATAAAGATGGCCAATACGCTTTCCGAGTTCAGTTGGCGAAGCATTTGCACGAAAGCATTTGGTTGGATTATCTGGTAGCTCCATATGTCACTTTCCAGGAGAGGAGGGTTTTCACCAACATCACCGGCATTTCAGCAGTAGAACAAAGGATGATTGAAAACGAGATTGACTCGTATTACGATGGCATAGTGGATGATATGCCTTTATTATATGATGCGTTGCAACGGATCAAACCCTGAAACGCCGGAAAGAATAAGGAGAGTTTCCTTCCGGCACTTGCCCGCCATCAGGCGGGCCCGGTCGGTATGCGGGGCGTGTGGAGGCGCTTTAAGTTGAAAGGGTTGTGCTTGCACCCTGATATCCGCCGCATTCAAGCTAGCACAATCGTGTGTTTATCAACTTCGACCCGTACGAGTGCAGGGGACTGTCATGGGAGCGTGCTTAATTGCGTCGCACTTTGAAGGATGGGATAACTCCACCCGTGGCAGACACAGTCACAGGTGCCCGGCACGTTGTACCCCTAGTTCTTTAGCACACGCCACCTTGCGCAATCTACTCAACGCAGGAAGCCAGGCAGAGAATATGAGCTCTAGAGATCGTATTCTCAGCCACAGCACTGCACACATGATACACTGACATCACACCCCCTTACTGGACTTCCGGACGAAGTCGAACAAGCGAGTTAACCTTACAGGGCCCTAGGGACAATTGGGACAACATGCAGGAATGGGCGGTGGGCACCACTTTTCCTGTGTAGGATTCTTTGTTTGAGAGATAGAGGGGGT